GAAACAGAAATGGACAAACAGCGTCTGGCTTATATTCTCTTTTTATCCCAATGGAGTGGAACTACGAAGGATTTATTGACGAGCACGGAAGCCCAGTCTTCAATACTCCGGATCATGATGTCTTCGACCCCCATGGAGAGTTAATAGATATAGGCGTAGTAGATAACTGGCAAAATGAAGCTGATGGTTTAAAAAATGATCAAGACGCTTTAAACGAATTTTACCGCCAGTTCCCAAGAACTACAGAGCATGCGTTTAGAGATGAGGCTAACAACAGTATATTTAATTTAGTAAAAATATACGAACAAATAGATTACAATGAAGAAATGTCTAGTACGCTAGGTATTACTAAAGGTAATTTTCAATGGGTTAATGGACAAAAAGATTCGAGTGTAATATTTTATCCAAACCCAAAAGGTAGATTTAAAGTAAGCTGGGTACCACCTTCGCATATGCAAAACAAGGTTTTGTTAAAAAATGGAGTAAAACATCCTGGTAACGAACACATGGGTGCTTTTGGTTGTGACTCTTACGATATATCAGGAACAGTAGATGGTCAAGGGTCAAAAGGAGCTTTGCATGGCTTAACAAAGTTTAGCATGGAAGAAGTTCCATCAAACATGATGTTTTTAGAATACTTAGCAAGACCTCAGACCGCAGAGATGTTCTTTGAAGATGTTCTAATGGCGTTAGTATTTTACGGAATGCCTATACTAGCAGAGAACAACAAACCTCGTCTATTGTATTATTTACGAAGGCGTGGTTATAGAGGTTTTAGTATGAATAGGCCTGATAAAATTTGGAATAAATTATCTACAGCTGAAAAAGAAGTAGGTGGTATACCAAACTCAAGTGAGGATATAAAACAAGCTCACGCGGCTGCAATTGAAATGTACATACAAGACCACGTGGGTGTAAAACAAGATGGTGGCTATGGCAACATGTACTTTAACGAGTTACTTAACGATTGGGCTAGGTTTGATATAAATAAAAGAACAAAGCATGATGCAGCTATTAGCTCGGGTTTAGCTATTATGGCTTGCAATAGACATCTTTATAGACCAAACGCACCAATACAAAAACCTAAACTAAATATAAGTATTGCAAAATACTCAAACAAAGGCAATACATCTAAATTAATTAAAAAATAAATATGGCAGAGTCTGTTATAAATAATTATTTTCCAAGTCAAACGGTTAGTGATAGCGAAAAAGAATCATTAGATTATGGTTTAAGAGTAGCTAAAGCTATAGAAAGAGAGTGGTTTAACGTAGAAAACGGAACTAATAAATATAGAACAAATCACAATAACTTTCATAGTCTTAGGCTGTACGCTAGGGGAGAACAATCAATACAAAAATATAAAGATGAATTATCTATTAATGGTGATTTGTCTTATCTTAATTTAGACTGGACGCCTGTTCCTATTATACCTAAATTTGTAGATATAGTAGTAAATGGTATTGCTGAAAGAACATACGATATAAAAGCGTATTCTCAAGATCCTTTTGGAGTTGAAAAAAGAACTGAGTTTATGAACAATGCGTTAAAAGATATACAAAACAAAGAGATTAACGATGTCGCGATGAACGAAATGGGTCTAGACCTTAGAAAAAGCGATATGGTAGAGTTGCCAGAAACAAAAGAAGAGCTAGAGTTGTACATGCAAATTAGTTATAAGCAGGCTATAGAATTAGCAGAAGAGCAAGCCTTAAACGTTTTGTTTGATGGTAACAAATATGAGCTGATAAAAAAACAGTTTTATTATGATCTTACTGTTTTAGGTATAGGTGCTGTAAAAACTAGTTTTAACACATCTGAAGGTATTACTATAGATTATGTTGATCCTGTAAATTTAGTTTATTCTTATTCAGAATCTCCATATTTTGATGATATATACTACGTTGGTGAAGTTAAAACAATACCTTTAAATGAATTAATAAAACAGTTTCCTGATTTAACAGCTGAAGAATTAGAAGATATAACTAAAAATCAAAACTATCATCAAAAAAATTACAACAAAACGCATAGTAATTTAAGGGAAGAAGACGGTAATAAGTTACAAGTTTTATACTTTAATTATAAAACTTTTAGAAATGAAGTTTACAAAATAAAACAAACAGGTAGTGGTGGTAACAAAGCTATAGAAAAAACAGACAAGTTTAATCCACCAAATGATAAAAACACAAACTTTGAAAAATTAGGTAAAAAATACGAGTGTTTATATGAAGGCGCTTTGCTACTTGGTACTAAAAAATTGTTAAAGTGGGAATTAGCTAAAAACATGATGAGGCCTAAAAGCGATCACACTAAAGTTAAAATGAACTACAGTATTGTTGCTCCACGTATGTACAAAGGCCGTATAGAGTCTTTAGTAAAACGTATAACAGGTTTTGCTGACATGATACAGTTAACTCATTTAAAGCTGCAGCAAGTATTATCACGCATGGTACCAGATGGTATTTATTTAGATGCTGATGGTCTTGCTGAAATAGATTTAGGTAACGGTACAAACTACAATCCGCAAGAAGCTTTAAACATGTTTTTCCAAACAGGTAGTATAATTGGTAGATCATTTACAAGTGAGGGTGATATGAACCCAGGTAAAGTGCCAATACAAGAAATATCTAGTGGTAATGGTGGTGCTAAAATGCAAAGTTTAATTGGAAACTACAACTATTACTTGCAAATGATTAGAGATGTTACCGGGTTAAACGAAGCTAGAGACGGTAGTACGCCTGATAAAAACGCTTTAGTTGGCGTGCAAAAATTAGCAGCTGCAAATAGTAACACCGCAACAAGACATATATTACAAGCAGGTTTGTTTTTAACTGAAGAAACCGCAGAGTGTTTATCGCTTAGAATATCAGACGTTATAGAGTATTCACCTACAAAAGACGCTTTTATACAACAAATAGGTGCGCATAATGTAGCTACACTAGAAGAGCTAAAAGAATTACACTTGTATGACTTTGGTATATTTATAGAGTTACAACCTGATGAAGAAGAAAAAGCAATGCTTGAAAACAATATACAAATGGCGTTGCAACAACAGAATATAGAGCTTGAAGATGCTATTGATCTTAGAGAAATTAAAAACATTAAGCTTGCTAATCAACTATTAAAAATACGTAGAAAAAAGAAACAAGCTAAAGATCAGATGATTCAAGAGCGAAATATGCAAATGCAGTCGCAGACAAACCAACAAGCTGCTCAAGCTGCTGCTCAGTCAGAAATGCAGAAAAACGAAGCAATTACTGCTAGCAACATGAGAATGGAACAAATGAAGGCTGAAATAGAAACAATGAGAATGCAGCAAGAAGTTGCTCACAAGAAAGAGTTAATGCAACTAGAGTTTGAGTTGAATATGCAGTTAAAAACAATGGAAGCTGAAGTTGTAAAAGAAAAAGAAAAAACAAAAGAAGATCGTAAAGACGAAAGAACAAAGATACAAGCTACACAACAAAGTGAAATGATAGATCAAAGAAATACAGACAAAGGGCCTAAAAACTTTGAGTCTGCAGGTAATGATACATTAGGAAGCTTTGATTTAGGTAGCTTTGATCCTAGTTAAAATTATTAATTATTATTATATTATATTATGGAAGAAAACGTAGAAAACGTAACCGAAGAGGTTACCAAAGTTAATTTATCTGAACCTACAGTAGTAGAAGATGATAGTGTTACAAAAGTAAATTTAGACAAACCACCAACACCAAAAGAAGATGAAGTTAAAGAAGATAACGCTGACGACAGCGGAGTGGTTGAGCTCGTTGAAGATGCCGACACCACAGAAAAACAAGAAGAAGTACAACCGGAAGAACAAGCACAAGAAGAAACGCCAGTATTAGAAGAAGTTACTGAGGAAGAAGTAAAAGAACAAACAGAAGAGCTAGCTGAAGAAATTATAGAGGCTCAAGAAACTGGAAAAGCTTTGCCTGAAAATTTACAAAAAGTTGTAGATTTTATGGAAGAAACTGGTGGTAGTTTAGAAGATTACGTTCGTTTAAATCAAGATTACTCTAGTTATGACGACATGACTATCTTAAGAGAGTATTATAAACAAACAAAATCTCATTTAACAACAGAAGAAATAGATTTTTTAATAGAAGATTCATTTTCTTACGACGAAGAAGTCGATGAAGAAAGAGATATTAAAAAGAAAAAAATAGCGTTAAAAGAGCAAGTTGCCAGCGCTAAAGCCCACCTGGACGGGCAAAAGTCCAAATACTATGAAGAAATTAAAGCTGGGTCAAAGTTGACCCCAGAACAACAAAAAGCTGTAAATTTCTTTAATAGATATAACAAAGAGTCAGAAGAAACTCAAAAGATAGCAAAAACAAACACTGATATTTTTAACAGAGAAACTGATAAAGTTTTTAACGACAAGTTCAAAGGTTTTGAATATAGCGTCGGGGATAAAAAATACAGGTTTAACGTGAAAGATGTTGCTGGAGTAAAAGAAACCCAAAGTAATTTAGAAAATTTTACTAAAAAGTTTTTAGATAAAAATTTATCACTAATAGATGCTAAGGGTTATCACAAATCTTTATTTACAGCCATGAATCCCGATGCTATTGCTAATCATTTTTACGAGCAAGGTAAAGTTGATGCTTTAAAAGAAAGTGTCGCTAAATCTAAAAACGTAAGTATGGACCCTAGAAAAGCGTTTTCAAACGAAAATACTAGCGGTACAAAAGTAAGAGTGCTTAGCGATGATTCTCCTAACTTTAAGTTTAAAATTAAAAACAAATAATAAATTTAAAATTACAAAATTATGGCAATTACAGGAGGACTTAGTTTGAACAGCGTACCTGCTACACAAAAGCAAACGCTTGCTACAAACTATTTAGATTTGGCTAACAGCTCAAACGCTGGTTGGTCACAACAATATTTACCAGACCTAATGGAGAAAGAAGCTGAAGTTTTCGGACCGAGAACTATTTCAGGTTTCTTAGCTCAAGTTGGGGCTGAAGAAGCGATGACTGCTGACCAAGTTGTTTGGTCTGAGCAAGGTCGTTTACACTTATCTTATACAGGTACTATGTCTGGTTCTAACGAATTTACAGTATCTAAAGATATTGATGGTAATGGAACTGGATTTACAGCTGCTAATCACGGTGTTAGAATTAACGATACTGTTTTAGTATCTAATGCTAACGGTGTATTTAAAGCTTTAGTTAGCAATGTAGCAAGTGCTGTTTTAACTCTTTTACCTTACGATGGTGTTGCAATAGATGCTTTAGCTACAGCTGAAGGAACAACTTTATTAGTTTATGGTTCTGAATATGCAAAAGCAACTGGTTATAACCAAGTTGGTGCTGCTGCTACAGGAGAATCAAGAGGTGCTAACGAGCCTGCTTTCAAAACTTTCCAAAACAAACCAATTATAATGAAAGATTACTACGAGATCTCAGGATCTGACTCTTCAAGAATTGGTTGGGTTGAAGTTTCTACTGAAGGTGGTCAAGGAGGTTACTTATGGTACTTAAAAGCAGAATCTGATACTAGAGCTCGTTTTAATGATTACATTGAAATGTCTATGCTAGAATCTGTTAAAGGATCTGGTTCTAACGGTGTTGACGCTTTCTTAAGAGATAACGGAGACAACGTAGGTACTCAAGGTTTATTTGATGCTATCGAAGACAGAGGTAACGTTACTAACGGTATTACTGGTGTTAACGCTGCTACTGATTTAGCTGAATTTGATGCTATTTTAGCTGAGTTTGACAAGCAAGGTGCTATTGAAGAGTACATGATGTTTGTTAACAGATCAACTAGCCTAGCTATTGATGACATGTTAGCTTCAATGAATTCTTACGGTGCTGGTGGTACTTCTTACGGAGTATTTAACAACTCTGAGGATATGGCATTAAATTTAGGTTTCACTGGTTTCAGAAGAGGTTCTTATGACTTCTACAAGTCTGACTTCAGATACTTAAATGACAAAGCTACAAGAGGTGGTATTAACTCTGCTGCTGGTACAGGTGCTATTAGAGGGGTTATGATTCCAGCTGGTACTTCTTCAGTTTATGACCAAACTGTTGGTGCAAGTATGAAGAGACCTTTCTTACACGTGCGTTACAGAGCTTCTCAAACTGATGATAGAAGAATGAAGACTTGGACTACTGGTTCGGTTGGAGCTGCTACATCTGCTTTAGATGCGATGCAATTACACATGTTAACTGAAAGATGTTTAATTACTCAAGGTGCTAACAATTTCATGTTAATGAAGTAAGCACTATTTATTTTAAGGATCGAGGCTTCGGCCTCGACCCTTTATTTTTATTAATTTTATTATATATTATATTATGGCAAAAAAACAAAAAACACAAGAGGTAGAAGTGCCTGTTGTTGAAACACCAAAACCTAAAAAGGTTGAACCCGCAAAACCAAAGTGGGAAATAAAAGACAGAATTTACAATTTAAAAGGAAGCAAAAAACCTTTATCGTATATGTTAAGAAGTTCAAATCTATATTGGTTTGACGAAGAAAAAGGTTACGAAAGAGAATTAAAATACTGTCAAAATCAAAAAACACCTTTTGTTGATGAAATGAAAGGAGATCAAAGATTAGAACACATTATATTTAGAAATGGTAGTTTATTTGTAGAAAAATCAAAAACAGTTTTACAAAAATTACTTTCTTTATATCACCCTTACAAAGACTCTGTTTATAGTGAACTTGAGCCTGAAAAAGAAGCTGCTAGCGAAATTGAAATACTAGAACTAGAAGCAGACGCAATATTAATGGCTAGAGAATTAGACATAGATATGGCAGAGGCTATTATGAGAGTAGAAAAAGGTTCTGAAGTGTCTAAATTGAGTTCTAAGGAGCTTAGAAGAGATTTACTAGTATTTGCTAGAAACAATCCTGAATTGTTCTTAGAACTAGCTAATGATGACAATGTTCAACTTAGAAACTTTGGTATTAGAGCAACAGAACTTGGTATTATTAAGTTAAGCTCAGATCAAAGAAACTTTTTATGGGGATCAAATGATAGACCTATAATGACAGTTCCTTTTGATGAACACCCATACACTGCTTTAGCACATTGGTTTAAAACTGATGAAGGTATGGAAATATATGCAAATATAGAAAAAAGATTAAACTAATCAAACTGTAGAAGCGATCGCCCTACGGGGCGATTGCAAACTACAAAATAAAAAAATATGGCAGTAAGTATAGATACAGTATATCAAAGAGTGTTAGCTATGGCTAATAAAGAACAAAGAGGTTATATAACACCTCAAGAATTTAACTTATTTGCTAACCAAGCACAGATGGAAATATTTGAACAATATTTTTATGACGCAGGTCAGTTTAACAGAATGCCTAAAGACGAAACACCTAGAGCCGACGTTGTTCATTTATTAGAAGAAAAAATAAGTATATTTAAAAAAAGAGCCCAACCTGTTACAATTACAAATAAATATGGAGACGGTACGCTACCATCTGATGTTTATAGATTAGATAATGTCTTGTCATATAACACTACTGACACAACTAGAATAGTAGAGGAAATAACAGAAGATGAGTTAATAACCTACAATCAATCTCCTTTAGCCAAACCAACAACTCAAAGACCTGTTTATTTAAGAAGAGGCGAAAATGCAATAAAAATATATCCTCGCGGTGACACTAGTGGTGTGGCCGTGTTTTTTACGTCAACAGGTTTTATTACATACAATGGTAACGCTAAGTTAATAAATATAACTGGATCAAACTTAACTTCTATAAAAGTTGGCCAAACTGTTACTCAAGGAAGTCTTTTAGCTGACACAAAGGTAACCGAAATAAATGGATCTATTTTAACCATTGACAAAGACGCACAAACTGGAGGCTCGGTTACTCTTACATTTGCATCAGGAGATATAAAATGTAATTACATTAAAAAACCTGCAAAAGCAAATTGGGGTTACACAGAAATCAACGGATCAGCTTTATATAACAGTGCTTCTTCTACAGATTTTGAGCTACACGCTTCAGAAGAAACTTCTTTAGTATATAGAATTTTAGCATTAGCAGGTAT